GTTTTACGATTGCGTAGTTTCTCAAACATTTTCGTTTTTTCAGCACGAATTGTTTCTAAAGTAGGTTGAACACCATAGCACTTCATTGTAAATCGCGTCAATAACCCTTTTTGCGCTAAACGATTCTGTTGCTCCACTTGAAATAAATATTGAGACATACACAATAGACGATCCTTATAGTATGCAAAATAATCCATGTCAGCATACATAAAGGCTAAATAAAAACTCAAAATAGTATCAATCGTAGCCACTCGTACGGTACGTTTCTTAATCACCAATTCATTATAATTGTGACAAGCAAGTGGTTCATAAATTAATGCTAAAGTATCCGGGCCCACCAGGATTTCATAATGTACAGGAATCACTTCACCGACTGCATCGTGTTTTACCACTTTGGCCTTGGTATACCCCTCTTCGCGTAAACGGGTTAGTACAATATCCGCACATCGGTCTGGGTTCATGGAAAGTACATCAAAATCAGGTATCGATTGGACATCGCGTTGTTGTTTCTTTTGCATGTATTGACTGTAGAGACTAGTAGCATAGCCGCCGAAAAACACGACCCGCTGGTCAATAAATGTATCTCGTATAATACAATAAAGTCGGTTGGAATCTTCGGGACTATTGTCTAAAGACCGTTGGAAATCGATTTGAAAACATTTGTTGGTTTTCAAGGGATAATATTGATTTAGCAAAGTCAATCGCTTTAGCACTTTTTCCCATCTGGAGACATCGCCTTGGGGACGCGATAGTTCCAAAAACATTCCCATACGCAAATAATTCGCCGGTGTATAATGAATGCCGTCTATGCGTATGGCCTCGTCGAATAACCCTTTGTACAGTTGGGGATGAAGCATGGTAATATCGGCCATGGGAATGAAATTCACAAATACCTTGTAGGTACCGTAATGAACACCGGCCTTGGCTTCTACTTCGGTATACCCCTCTTTGTGGAAAATATCGGCTAAATCTTTGGCATGTTGGACCGGAGTTTGAGAGAAAAAATCGTAATCGGGAATTTCTAAATTGCGATCGTAAAATTGGGCTTCTTCAGGCAATATGTTATTGATCGCCGTACCACCATAGCAAATGCACTTAGTACTTCGCAAAAAGTCTTCTACAATGACAATCATTTTCTTCACTTCTTCACCATTAGCTATTTTGGTTTTCACCAATTTTTCATTTTCATCTACGGCTTGTCTCAAAATAGCCAATTCGCATTCGGCAAAATCCAAATTGGATTGACTACATAATGGTGGAAAGGAATTGCGTCGGGAACGGCGGTGTTTTGTGTTCCCCTTGCCTTTCCTAAATCTTCTACTGTTTTTCTTGTATGGTTTTCGTATTGGCATTTTTGTTCTTGTTTCTTGTTCTTGTTTTTTTTGTTATTACTCTACTATTTTATAATAGAGTGATATTTTGTTTTTTGTGTCGCCTATTTGGATCGTCTACGGGTTTTCTTCATTAGTCTTAACGCAGGACTTGTACGGTCACAACCTTCTTCTAATATATGAGCATCAACCACAGATGCCGGTCCACCGGTCAAGGTACTGGCTAATCGTGCCCGTGCCCAAGATTGTGCGCTTTGATTCGGTCGCGACCCACTACTATAGTAAGCACCCCGGCCTTTTTTCGTGATTTGTCTCAATGCTTTGCGAGTACACCGGGTTTTTTTCGCTAAAGCAGTAGAAGGAACAATCGTGTCTACGCCATACATTTGTTTTGCCGTTTCAACATGATTCGATTTTTTGGACCGAAAGGACTTGACATACGGACGGTCGCGATAGATTTTCTGTTTGTACAATCGACGAGTATTGGATATATTCCGTTTTTGTTTCACCAAGTCTTTCCGAGACAAATGTTTTGGAATATATTTTCTAGGTACTTTCATGACACACACACACACTTCTACTACTATAGTATACCTATCGAAGAGAATAATAAAAAAAAACTGTAGAAAAAAGAGGGTGTTATTTAATAATTAAGGTTTAACAAATTGTTTTATACATACATGGCTAATAAACTTTGACTCATTGGGTCATCACTTTTGATTAATATATCCACATGCTTTTTCTCTACAGTAAATGGGAACTTGACATCAATCTCGATTTCCTTGGCAAACATATTTTGGTCGGGTTTGACCAAGCGGAATAGGTTGAGTTTGGTATGAATGATTTCCAAACAACGTTTTAGATTACGTACTCCTTGTTCCCCTTTGCACAAAGCGGGGTGACTAATAATATAATCCAATGTATCATCTGTTATAATGACTTCTTCTTCTTTGAAACTTACCTGTTCGCGTATTTTCGGTAATAAATGTTTGCGGGCAATGATGATTTTCTCTTTGGCATTATAACCCTTGGTTTGAATACGGTACATACGGTCTTTTAAAATGGGATTGATTTTCGATTCATCATTGTAGGAGAAGATAAACAAACATTTGGACAAGTCGAAATCCACTTCGCTAAAGTATTTATCGTGGAATTGGGAATTTTGCGAGGTATCGGTCAAATGGGTCAATATACTGGCAATTTCTTCACCTTTAGGCGTATCACTGATCTTATCCAATTCATCAAAGTAAATCACTGGATTCATACACTTGGCTTCCATCAAAATCGATACGATTTTCCCCCAAGCACTTCCTTCATATGTATACGAATGTCCTTCTAAGAAACTCGCATCACTAGTACCACCTAGAGCAATAAACGAGAATTCCCTTCCTAAAATCTTACTTATTCCCTCTCTTACCAAGGTAGTCTTTCCAGTACCAGGAGGTCCTTTAATGGCAATGGCAGTTCCCATGGCATCGGGATTCGTAATCCACTGACCAACCATTTGTAGGATTTGCATTTTCGCATCATTTAATCCATATGTACAGTTATCTAAAGTCGATTTGGCTTCATCCATATAAGTGTGGCATTTTTCCACTCCATCGGTCAATCGTACAGTCAAACTCCTGTAAATACCGTATGGAACGCGCATGAAACCGTCTACCCAATTTTTCATTTTGTAGTATTCGGAATCACTGGGGTCCATCGATTTCAATACATTGAGTTTCTGTAGAGCAATGGCTTTGAATTTAGGCGGAATATCCGACTCCAATAATGATAACCTGTACGGTTTATCAGTATTGGTCAAGGCATTGATTTCCTTCAAATCGCGCATGACTTTCATTTGTTCTTGATGGGAGAGTTTTTTCTTAAAATAGGACATTTCATTGGTGTCTTTGGACTTTTTCGGGTCTTTGTGAACCAATTCGAAATACTTTTCCGTATTCTTGTTTCTCTCCTTTTTCACCAATTCACTAATGGATTTTCGGCATTCATCAATTGCATTTTGTAAAATCTTGTTTTTAGGCGATTTCTTCAATTGTAGTGTTAAATCTTCGCGCAATTTGACCATTTCTTCGTACTGTGTCTGTACAGACTTACATTTATCGTCGTCTTCATCATCATCATCATCATCATCATCTTTGGACGATGAACCTTTCTTTTTATTACGTTGTTGTTGGTCATCAGATGCTTTCCTTTTTCCGTTTTTTGATTTATTATTTTTCGCTTTGTTAGAACTTCTACTACTATTACTATTGTTGTGATTGCTTTTTTGTTTCAATTTCTTTTTCGCTTTTTCATCACTTTTACTACCATTGGGTGACGATACTTGATTACCATCTTCTACAGTAATACTAGTTTTGTAGGATTCTTTCATAAACATTTGTTCATCATCACTATCGCATTTTTCATTTTTGTCTTCTTTTACCATAGCACGGTAATCGTGTTCATCACTGCGTTGAGTCATACCACCTTCTAAGAAAATGAAACCCGGTCCACTACTTTCATCACCGCCACCTAAGATGAAAACGTCGTCCTCTTCTTCATCTTCTTCGTCGTCCTCTTCTTCGACAGGAGTCGTGTAATCGGAATCCGAATCAGAATCATCATCGTCTTCTTCTTCATCATCTTCGTCCTTATTTTTATGTTTCTTTTTTTTGTCGCCCTTTTTCGAGGACGATTTTTTATTGGATTTTTTATTTTTATTTCTAGATGAAGATGGCGATGAGCGTTTCTTGGAAGCACCTTTCATATTGGCAAGCAACATCGATTCAAATGCTTCTTCAATGGCTTGTTTGAAGGCTTCTTCCTTTTCTTTAGCCGCAGAAGATTTAGACCCTTTTTTCCCCTTTTTGTTTCTTGTATTGTATTTTTTACGGGCTTCGTCTTCGTCATCATCTTCGTCATCATCATCCTCGTCATCATCATCCTCTTCATCAACATCCTCTTCATCATCACCATCTTCATCATATAAATCGTTTTCTTCATCATCTTCATCAAACGTCTCGTAGCAATCACTATCGATGAAGGATTCGTCATCGGATGATTCTACAACACGTCTTTTCTGAAGTTGTTTTTGCTTTTTAGAAGACTTTTTATTGGATGCGTTAGCATTATTGGAAGTGGATGATTTATTAGAAGGAGCCATTATTATTGATTTGATTGGTTACTGTAAAAAGTGTTTTGCTTTTGCTTTGTGAGTATAAACTGAACTATAGTAGTTGTATTTGTATAGGTTATGTAGAAAAGTTTTCAATTCATTCAATTTTTGCTCCAATTGGGCAATTTTAGCCCACATACAGTAGAAAATGTATGATTCTCAATTTCGGGTTTTTTTTTCAGCAACATTTTTCAGGTAAAATTGAAAATGGTTGAATGAAAGAACTTAAATAAAGTAATAGTATATATATAGTTTTCAGGGAAATATAGTCGACTACTTTTAATATTCAAAACAAATATAAGCAAAAAGTATGAAGCGTGTTCAAACAAATCTCTATACTAACCCCTCGAAAATCATTGGAGTACAATTTAGCATGTTGTCTCCAGAAGAAATTCGTAAGAATTCGGTAGTGGAGGTGGTTTCGCGTGATGCCAATGGTGGTTTATTTGATGTAAAGATGGGTGTATTGGAAAAGGGCATGTTTTGTCCTACCGATGGACTCACTTACATGGATACACCAGGATATTTTGGACATATGGAATTAGCCATGCCTGTCTTATTGGTTCAACACATTAAGGATATTTTGAAAGTATGTAAAGTCGTATGTTACAAATGTAGTAAATTAATGATCAATAAAACCGATTATGCCCATTTGTTGAAATTATCCCCCGAAGAACGTTGGCAAACCATTGCAAATCACAAAATCGTTCGGTGTGGACAAGAAACCAGTGATGGTTGCGGGTGTAAACAACCGAAATATAAAGTCGATGGCTTTGCTACGATTATTGCTACATGGGAAAAGATCCGTACAAGTGATAGTAAAACCGGGGAAAATATTTCCCAAAAACTCACGGCTGATCGTATTTATAAAATGTTTAAGCGTATTTCAGACGAAGATGTCCAATTTATGGGATTCAGTGCACAATGGTCGCGTCCTGAATGGATGGTGTGTTCTGTGTTACCAGTCCCGCCTCCATCTGTTCGACCATCGGTCAAACACGACGCACAACAACGTAGTGAAGACGACTTGACCCATATATACATGAACATTTTGAAGTACAATAATATTATCAAAGACGCCATTGCCAATCCAACCAATGGTAGTCCTAAAATCATCGAAAAGAACTATTTACTTCTACAGTATTACGTCACGATGTTGAGTAACAACAAGGCATCCGGTACAAGTCCATTGGGACAAAATTCCGGACGTACATTTCAATGTATTAGCAGTCGTTTGAATACGAAAAATGGTCGCGTACGTGGAAATCTCATGGGAAAACGTGTTGATTTTAGTGCCCGGTCGGTTATTACCGGTGATCCAAATCTGTCCATCACTCAATTGGGTGTTCCCATGAAAATCGCGAAAAATATAACCCGACCCATGCTTGTCAATGTACGCAATCGCGGTTATTTGACCCGATTAGTACAAAATGGACCGGATGTTTATCCGGGGGCAAATCGATTGGAACGGAAAAACGGTGACCAGATTTCTCTACGGTATGTCGACCGAGAAAGTCTGGTTTTGGAACCCGGTGATAAAGTACACAGACATATGATGGATGGTGACTATGTACTGTTTAATAGACAACCGAGTTTACATAAAATGAGTATGATGTGTCACGAAGTAAAGGTGATGAAAAAGGGTGATACCTTTCGATTCAATGTAGCAGTGACCAATCCATACAATGCTGATTTTGATGGAGACGAAATGAATATGCACATGCCTCAGAGCACAACCGCAGAGACGGAACTGATGTATTTGCCAGCAGTAACACAACAATTAATTAGTCCATCGAAAAATGCCCCCATTATCGGTATTTTCCAAGATTCGCTTTTGGGTTGTTTCCGTTTTACACGTAATACTGTAAAATTAAACCCATTGGATGCGATGAACTTATTGATGATGACTAATAAGATGGATATGACCATGTTAAGCAATAATAAGGATTCCTACAGTAGTTTTGAATTACTGAGCCATATTATGCCACCACTTAGCATGAAAACAAAAACAAAAAATCATAATGATGAAAATGACGATAAAAATCAAGTTATACAAATTAAAAATGGCCGTTATATTGGCGGTCAAATAGAAAAATCTGTAATGGCTTCGGCTAGTAAAGGTATTTTGCATCGTATTATCAATAATTTTACCAATGAAACTTGCGTGAAATTCATTGATGACTTGCAAAACATGATTACGGAATACATGAAAACAAGTTCCTTCAGTGTTGGTATTAGTGATTTAATAGCCAATACAAAAACAAAACAAGAAATCGCGCATACTGTACACAAACAAAAACAAGATGTGCAAAATTTGATTCAAGAATTGCATTTGGGTATTTACGAAAATAGCAGTGCGTATTCCAATGCCATGGATTTTGAAACACGAGTCAATAATATATTGAATAAAGCCACTGAGCAAGCCGGTAAAATAGGTCGTAATAGTTTGAGTAAAAGCAATCGTTTCTTGATGATTGTCAATTCGGGGTCAAAGGGTTCTCCCATTAATATTTCCCAAATGTTGTCGTGTTTGGGACAACAAAGTGTGGAAGGAAAGCGAGTCCCGTATGGCTTTGAACACCGTACATTACCCCATTTCAGTAAATACGACGATTCACCCGGAGCCCGTGGTTTCATTGAAAATTCGTTCATTGGTGGATTGACCCCTTACGAAATGTTCTTTCATGCCATGGCTGGTCGTATTGGATTGATCGATACGGCAGTCAAAACATCGGAAACAGGTTATATTCAACGTCGTATCATCAAGTCATTGGAAGACATATACGTAGCCTATGACCAAACAGTGCGAAACCATATGGGTAAAATCGTCCAATTTTCCTACGGTGATGATAACTTCGATTCTACTAAAGTAGAAAATCAAAATGTTGCATTGGTTGAAATGTCCATTGAAGATATTTACATGCACTATGATGTAATCGGTCTACAGGATACAGATACCAATAAAGGCGAAATAATGGAAATCTTTACGAAGGAAGCAGCACGTCGTATGCAGAAACAAAAAGCCACGACTAAATTGAAATTGCGCGGATTAATCGAATCGATGATTGAAGGACGGGAAAAAATCGTGAAACACGTATTCGCGTATCGCAATGAAAATTGTATTCGGTTACCGGTTCATTTTGCTCAGATTATTAAAAGCATTCAAGGACAATTGGAAATAGACGAAACATTTGCAGTGAACATTACTCCATTGGAATTAATGGAGATGTTGGAATCGAACTATAGAAAAATGATGGAGTATAATCAATATAGTCCGGAAAACCAATTGTTCAAAATTTTGTACGATTTCTACTTATCGCCTAAAGTATTGCTCATGAAACATCGCTTGCACAAAGACGCAATACAATTGTTATTGGATACGATTTTCTTGAAATACAAACAAGCCTTGGTTCATCCAGGTGAAATGGTGGGGGTCATTGCGGCCCAATCAGTAGGAGAACCAACTACACAATTGACCTTGAATACTTTCCACAATGTCGGTGTAGCATCGAAATCCAATGTAACTCGCGGTGTACCCCGTATTGAAGAAATTTTG